GCTAAAGCAACAGCAAACACTTCCAATGTAACCTCAGCTGGTGCTCTAATGGATTCTGAAGTAACCTCTTTAGCTTTAATTAAAGGATTAACAGCAACAACTATATCTGGTTCATCAACCTCCCTAAGCTCATCTATAGCTTCAGACGTTGCAACTAATACAGCAAAATTAACGGCTAATACTTCAAACGTAACTTCAGCAGGTGCATTGATGGATTCAGAGGTAACTTCCTTAGCATTGATAAAAGGATTAACAGCAGCAACAATTTCAGGTTCTCTTTCAGCTACTTCAGTAGCAGCAGCAGGTGCTTTAATGGATTCAGAGATAGCATCTCTTGCTTTGATTAAAAGTATAACAGCAGCAACAATTTCAGGTTCTCTTTCTACAACTTCAGTAAGAGCCGCAGGTGCAATAATGGATGATGAAATAGCTGATCTAGGTCATTTAAAAGCTATTGATCAAGCAGTAGCAGCTGGTGATTCTCCTGAATTTATCACTGAAAATATGACTGATGGAACTAATAAACGTTTCATGACTGATACTCAAGAACAAAAATTAGATGCATTACTACTTGTTTCCGCTGCAACAATTTCAGGCTCATCAACTTCTTTAAGTTCATCTATAGCTTCAGATGTAGCAACTAACACTGCTAAATTAACTACAAACACTTCAAACGTAACTTCAGCTGGTGCTTTAATGGATTCTGAAGTAACTTCTTTAGCGTTAATAAAAGGCTTAACAGCTACAACAATTTCAGGTTCTATTTCTGCAACATCAGTAGCGGCAGCAGGTGCGTTAATGGATTCAGAGATAAGTAGCTTATCATCAGTAAAAGCAATTGATCAGGATTTGGATACAAATGCTGATGTTGTTTTTGAAGGAATTAATTGTTCTGAAATTGTAAACTCTGGGGCAACTTCTTTAGGAAATACTAGCAATGATACAATTGTTATAGTAGGAAACATAACATCCTCAGGTAATATAAGTTCAAGTGGAACAGTTCAAGGATTAACAGGTTCATTTAGTGCTTTAGTAGGAGATACATCACAAGCAACAAGTTTAGAAGTAGATGGTCCTATAACTGCTTCAGGAGGAATCATATCAGACAATATAGAAACATTTTGGACTTCATTTAATTGTGATGGAGATGCAAGTTTTGCAAATAGTGCATATGGTCCAAACACACAAGGCATAAATTATTATTTATGGAATAGGAACTGGACATCAACAACATCAGATAGTGGTGATCCTACAGGCGATCATGTTCATAGAACAGAAATAAATACAGGTTGGTATGTGCCATATAAAATAAAAGTAGTAGGATTTTGTGGAGGACTTTCTGATGGTAGTGCTGCATCAACAACAACATGTACTATTAAATTATTTAATACAGTAGCATCACTAAAAGGTTCAGATTATGATAGCAATTCAGGAACAACAAAGGCATTAGTTGCTAGTTCAGGTAACGTGACATTGAATGGCAATAGATGGAAAAATTTCGATGTATCTGGTTTAAGTGTTACATTATCAGAAGGTCAATATGTACTTCCAAGAATTACAATGGGAGAAAATTTAACAAATTTAAGAGGACAATTTACAATAAAATTTAAAAGAGTAGTATAATGGCAATAAGAAAATCAGATGATTTAGCAAATGACTCGGATAGTAGATATAATAATTTACGAGATGCTAAAAAGAGATCAAAAATAACTGAAAGGTTTGATGATACAACACACAATGAACTTGCTGCGGATGAGGCTTTGCAGTTTTTAAACAAGAAGTTAGATGAGGTTATCGATTCAGTAAATACAAATATATCAAAAACAGGAATATCAACTTCTCAAGCAAGTGCAATAACAGCTAACACTGCTAAAGCAGGAATATCAACTTCTCAAGCAAGTGCAATAACAGCTAATACAGCAAAGACTGGTATAACATCAACACAAGCTAGTCAGATAACTTCTAACAATGCTAAAGTTAGTTATGATAAAAATTTATCCAACACTGATGATATAGATTTGAAAGCAACTGTTACAGAAAACAGAGGTTCATATACTTTAGTATTTACTATAACTGCTGGAAGAACAACAAAAACAGCTTCAATAAGCTTAGAATAATATGGCAACAACTATTATAAGACCAGATGCTGCATCATCTGATTCGGGGTTTGATCAAACTGGAGCTAACTTATTAAGTAGAATTAATGATAATGATACAAGTACATTTGTAGTTAATAATGTAACAACTGGTACATTTTCTGTCAGTTTTGATAATAATAGTGCTTATTCAGGAGCTACTATTAATAATGTAGTAGTATCTATAACTGGTAATACTATTAATTCAAAAGTGGCAGAAGCAACATTAGACCTTACATTAAGGGATAATTCAGGAGTTTTACAATCATTATCATTAAGCTTTACCCCTACTGAATCTACACAAAATGGATCAGCATATTCAACTAGTTTAACCCCTTCTGTAGTAGATGCACTTATATTAAATGGTACAGTTGAACAAGCTGGATATATTCTTAAAGAAATTTTTATTACAGTAGATTATACTGCTGCAGTTGTAACAACACCTTTTGTAGGAATGAAATCAGGAAAATATAAAATAGTAAGTGGTAAAATAAAAATATAGAAGTATGTCGGTTTCTATTTTTTACATATATGTATATCCGACTAATAAATAAAAATAAATTAATATTTAAGTTATGGCAGAAGCAATTAAATTTACAGAAGAAGAGTTACAATCACTCCAAAATTTACAATCAACCTATAATCAAATTACCCTAACAATGGGACAAATTTCTTTATCTAAAATTCAATTAGAAAACAGAGAACAATCTGTTTTAAACACTTTAGCTGAAGTTAGAGAACAAGAAAACACTTTAGCAAAAGAACTTACTGAAAAATATGGTAAAGGATCTTTGAATATCGAAACAGGCGAATTTACTCCAGTAGTTGAAGAAGCAGCAGAAGAAGCTTCGCAAGAGTAATTGTTTTAAGATATAGTTTATATTTATAGGTGACCCTAAAGAGGTCGCCTATACTAGTTTTGGTTTGCGAATCTCTTTTATATTTATATGGGAACACGTTATAGAAATTAACAAAAATAAAATAAAAATAAGATGGCAGAAACTATTATTTCACCAGGTGTATTTACGAGAGAAAATGATCAATCGTTCTTACCACAAGGAATCGGCGCTATTGGCGCAGCATTTATTGGACCTACAGTAAAAGGTCCAGCTTTTGTACCTACATTAATTAGAAATGGATTCAACGACTTTATTAGAAAATTTGGTGATCAACACCCAGATACATATGTACCTTTTGCAGTAAAAGAATATTTACGAAATGCAGGAGTAGTAACAGTAGTTAGAGTATTAGCTGGTGGTGGTTATCAATATGATAGTATGGATGCAGCTTACATTGTGAATGATACTACAAATGAAATTATATCTGTATTAGTTCCTTCAAAAGGATATATAGGTGAAAATGTAGCAATTACAACTAACTCAACTATGAAACTTGTTGATAGTTCAGATGGTGGTGCAGCTAAAATAGGTGATAGTAGTTTAGCATTTGTTATATCAGGATCAGGAGTAATGACTGAAACAATTGTTTCTACATCTTTTACCACAGATTCTAGTTTATATGTAACAAAAACAATAGGTACTAGTCCAAATAATAGTAAAACAGGAGCAGATACTTTTGGTGGAACTCCATTATTTGCTTATCTTAACTTTGAAACATACCAAGATAATTCTGGAGCAGGAACAGATGACTTATCATTAATAACAGGTTCAGCCGCTTCAGTGTTTACAAGTTCATTTGTTGAAGGATATGATCACGCAAAAACACCATTTATTACTTCACAGTTTTTAGATGATGTTAAAACAACACAAAACTTATTCCAATTCCACACATTAGCTGATGGAACAAGCACGAATACAGATTATAAAGTTTCTATAACAAACCATAAAAATATTCCTGATATTGATAATGTAGAACAATATAGTACATTTACAGTACAGGTTAGAAAATATTCGGATACAGATAGAACACCTTCTATCTTAGAAGAATTTACTAATGTAAATCTTGATCCTAATTCACCAAATTACATTGCAAGAAGAATTGGAGATAGATATCAAGAATATAGTAGTGATTTTGGAAAAGTTCTTACAAAAGGAGATTATCCTAACATTTCAGAATTTGTAAGAGTAGAAGTAGACAATTCTGTTGCAGAAGGAGCAACTTCTCCATCATTATTACCTAAAGGATTTAAAACAGTAGCTGATACCATAAGTAATGGTAATCAAGGTGGTCAAACATATCAATTAAAAGCATATGTTTCAGCTTCAAAACAATTAATAGGTGGAAATTACAATACAAAAGCTTATTTAGGTTGGGATTTCACACATAAAGATAATTCAAACTGGAATAAACCAGTACCTTTAACATCTGCAGGTGGTAGTTCAACTTCTAATAAAGGAAATGATTTTAATGTAGATAATGAATTTATGCATTCAAGCTCATCAGCAGCATTTAAAGGATCATTAAGTGCTTCAATTGACATAACAGGAGCAACAGGACCTAGAGCAGTAGATTTAAAATTCTCAGTACCTTTCCAAGGTGGTTTAGATGGAATTGATCCAGCTACAATAATTAAAACTGGAGAAAATTTATCAGCTACAAATGCATTTGGTTTTGATTTAAGTTCAACAAGTGCTACTGGATATAATGGGTATAAAAAAGCATTAGACATTTTATCTAATCAAGATGAATATGATATTAACATGTTAGTATTACCTGGTGTAATTAAAAACTTACACGCTTCAGTAACAGATGCAGCACAAAACATGGCTGAAGATAGAGGTGATACATTCTATGTAATGGATTTATCAAAAGAAACAGCAACTGTAAATCAAGCAGTTAATGATGCAAATGGATTAGATACTAATTACGCTGCTGCATATTATCCATGGGTAAAAGTGCTAGACACTTCGCGTAACAAACCGATCTTTGTTCCTCCATCAGTTATCGTGCCTGCCGCAATTGCTGCGTCAGATCGAATTGGAGCTGAATGGTTCGCACCAGCTGGTTTAAACAGAGGTGTATTAGGAACTGTATTAGAAGCTAAAAATAGATTAACACAAGCTGAAAGAGATAGCTTATATGAAGGAAGAGTAAATCCAATAGCAACATTCCCAGCAACAGGAGTTTGTATTTGGGGTCAGAAAACACTTCAAGTAAGACCAACAGCTCTAGACAGAATTAATGTTAGAAGATTGTTAATTACTCTTAAGAAATTCATTGGAAGTTCTTCTAAGTACTTAGTATTTGAACAAAACACAATCCAAACTAGAAATAGATTCTTAAATATTGTTAACCCATATTTAGAGTCAGTACAACAAAGACAAGGATTATACGCATTTAGAGTAGTAATGGACGAGTCAAATAATACACCATCAGAAATCGACAGAAATAGATTAGTAGGTGCTATTTATTTACAACCAACTAAAACAGCAGAATTTATAGTACTTGACTTTAACGTATTACCAACAGGAGCTACATTCCCTGCATAAAAAGTTTAAAAGGATTATATTTATAATAGAACAATAAAATAAAATAAAAAGATGGCAATATTAAACACAAACGACATGATGTATACAGCATTCGAGCCTAAGTTGCAAAACAGGTTTGTAATGTTTATCGATGGAATTCCAGCATTCCTAGTAAAAAAAGTAGGAAGACCAAACATCCAATTTGGAGAAGTAACTCTTGATCACATTAACGTGAAAAGAAAAATTAAAGGAAAAGCTGACTGGCAAAACATTACAGCTGAACTTTATGATCCAGTAACACCATCAGGTGCTCAAGCAGTAATGGAGTGGGTTCGTTTGTCACACGAGTCAGTTACAGGTAGAGATGGTTATTCTGATTTCTATAA